TATCTAACCAGATCTCAATAACAGCCCCTGCCGTTCCGCCGCCACCACCTCCGCGAACGCTGCCGGAGATACCGCAGCGACCACCGCCGCCACCACCACCGCCGCCAATAAGCCTAACAAGCACAGGTCTCGGGCTTGATGGGCTTGGATTTGTCCATTGTCCGGATGCCGTAAACTTTTGCACGTCAACCGATGCGCTGCCACCCGCGGCATTCAGCACGCCACCCGAAAACGAAAGATTGGTGCCTAGCGTAATCTCCTCAACATCCCCGGATGTCCCGGACGCTCGCCCAAGCAGGCGCGAAGCTGCGACGTTCTGAATTTTTGCGTAGGTTACCGCTCCATTATCAATCGTCCAAGTCGCTCCGGAGCCGCTGACGGTTATGTCGCCTTTGTCTCCGTCGCTGATGCTGCCGCCACCCGTCGCGTTGAGGACGGTGCCGGACATGCTCAGGTTGGTGCCGAGCGTGATCGGCTCGTAATCGCCTGCGGAGCCAGAGCGACGACCGAGCAGCACGGACGGGTCCGGAGCGGGAGTCAGGTTGGAAAACGGCAGATCACCTGAAACCTGCGTTGTAAGACTTACCGACAGAGCCTTGCTGTACCAGCCGGACAATGATCCGTCATCAACCCACTGAATTACATGGTCCTGCTGTGGATTACTGATGTAGACATCATGAAGTTCATCTAGTTCATACCCATTCTGGACCTTGACCTCGATGGTCTGAATTGATGCGTTTGATCCACCGGAGTTCGCTACCTTTGTCGCAACACCGAGGTACACGGAATTCGCTGGCTTAGCTGGAGGTGAGCCTGCAACAATCCCACCAGCAGTACTTGAAAGCCACAGTGAATTCCCGTTCGCCGCAAACGGAACAGCAATCGACAGACCATCAAGGATCCCGTTGGTGATGATCACACCGAGTCCATTGTTGGCGCAGGCCCGGTCAATAAATCCGTAGGTCTTTGACGATGTCGCCTCTGTATCAGCATCAGCCTTTGCAAACACTGGGTTTGCCCCATCAGATCCAGTGATGTACACCACTTCACCTTTTGTCACCCCGGCAACAACTCCGCACTTCGCTGAGGTTCCCAGTCTGTCCGGGATTCCTGTTTCAATATCTGTCGCGGCAATGAAGTCACTCGGAGTAGATGGCAGATACAGATCGTATGCTGTATCAACCAACGGACCAATCACCGAAGCAAACTGAGTTGCTCCAACAGCAGAACTGCGGACCCGGAACGGCAGCGTTCCATTTCCGAGCGTCAGAGTCCCGGTCATCGTGTCGCCAGAGATGTTTACCTTTCCTGCCAGCGATGTCACATGAGAGGCAGTCATCAATCCAGCAAAGGTACTGTCAGCAGGAGGCAGTACGGCATCAGTGCCAGTACTGCTGGCGACCGTCAGGTTCGTGGAGGTGATATTGGTGACCGACAGATTAGTTGCTCCTCCAGGTCCACCACCTTCCTGCCATGAAGCAGTTGATCCATTGCTTGTAAGGACGGTTCCGTTTGCACCAATCGGAAGTCTGACTGGCTCTCCGCTGGAGTTCCCGATAATCAGATCACCCTGCGTGGTGATGACATCCAGCGAATCAACCTGATCCTTCAGTGCGGCGATCTCGCTTCTGATCGTTTCACGGCTTTGCGCTGGGACAGCTTCACCATCCCAAATCATCTCTCCCGTTACTGGATCAAGTCTGCGAGGCATGCTGGTGTTGGATCAGGCTGGGATGAGAACGCACTGACCTGAAGTCAGGACCGCTGAGTCGATGTTTGCAGCGAAGTACATTCCTTTCGGCCATGTCATGCTGGCGATTGCAGTCCCGGTTGGAAGTACAGAAGCGATCCCGTCTTTCCGGAATGTGAGTGCCGAGAACACTGTGTCGGCAAGGAAGTAGATTGCACAGTAAGTGCCAGCAGGAGCGGTAGTAGTGCCTCCAGCGGCAAGGAAAACTGGAACGCCTGTCTTGCCCATGAATTGAGCCAGAGCATTTGCTGTGATCTGATCGTGAGGAGCGGAGAATGGAACAGGCATCGGATGTGTCGTGTGAATTGAAAATTTCCCGGTTCAGAGGGAGGAGCGATCCTCTTCAGGACCACTCCTCCCTCACGGTGAACCACCACCAGAATTACGCAGTCAGACCGAGTCCGCTCGTCCTGGCTTGGAGGCGAACTCAAGAATGCCTCGGAAGTATCCGAAGGTGCCATCCGGGTTGGTGGCTTCGTTCTTGATGTTGTTCCAGTTGAAGTCCCCGATCTTGGTGGTCGGGTCAAACTGGGTGCCGCTTCCGAGGGTCGTCTGCGAGTTGCGCGTCAGAGCCTCCATCACTTCCGGGTGGAGGATGTAGCTCATCTCGTATGGAGCCGTGTGGTACGCCTGATTCTCAACCCAGCCAGCCTGGCCGTTGTTGGAGTTCGTGAGAACCCCGGTCATGTCATCCGAGAACGGCTTGTCGATCACAAGCTGAGTCAGAGACACAATCGACAGAACTCGGAACGAACCACTGTACTCATCGTCGGATGCAGTGGTTGGAGCAATCGTGACAAGCGTTCCAACACCAATTCCGCGAGTACCAGTGTTTGATGTGGACGTAATAGGATCGGCGTCATTCGTGACGGTGAGAAGCGTTGCATTACCGTTGTTTGCTGATGCAGCAGCGGTAATAGGAACGCGAATATTCCCCGCCTGAAATGCCCACGGAGTAACTTCGGTGAAGTCGTAGACCGCTCCATTCAAAGCCAGTGTGAAACGCGGAACCTCGTGGTCAAGGACGTGAGCGAATCCAGCAAGCGACCGGGTTACACCAAGAGGCTTGAGGAGTTGTCCAGCGTCGGCCCAGCGAAGATCATTGCGAGTGCCAGCCTCACGGATCAGGTAGTCGCTCGTTTCAGGCGAGCAGACCAGGTTGTAGACAGGCGCACCATCAGCAAGACCACCGGAGTTTCGACCAGCACCATTTCGGCTCAGACGAGCGTAGATGTCGCGGAGAACACCGCCAGTCAGCACCGAGTGCTTCGTGCTGAAACCTCCGGAAGGAAGCGCTCCAGTCATATTCAACTGAGGCGCGGTGAACCCAAGCAGAGTGGAAAAGTCCACTGCTCCGGTAACCGAGATGTCCGCGAGCGAGTTCGTGGAGTTTGCTTCCGGGGTTCCGATGATGACCTTGTTTCCGCACAGGCGGAAGTACTCTTCGCGGGTCCGGTACGACCAGACGCGCATAGCGGCATCGGTCAGACCGTCAAAGAGTTGCTTCATCTGTTCCTTAAACTGGAACGAGAAGGCGGAATCGCGAACGTCAATTCGCATGGACTCAACAGCGGTCCAAGCAAGATTGTAGGTCCGCAGGCGCTGCGTCATCTGAACGACAGTGGCATCAGGGAGACCACGGCCAATCCCGATAGCGGATGGAGTTTGAGCGGCATTTGCGCTGGAGAACCCGAGAGCGCGATGGTTGCTCCAGGAACCTTTACCGTTCGTGGTTCCGGCGAGCGCACGCTCGTAGTTCATGATGGAGATGGTATCACCCATTCCGTCCGGCCAAAGACCCCGCTTGATGACACGCGCCCAAGGGGACGTGTCGTATGCATAGCGGAAGATATCGGTGCCGATTCGACCGGATTCGTTGATGAACTGCTGCTGGATAGCTGGACTACCAGTAGTAGGAGATGGAACAAATGTGGATGGCATAAGCCTGTTTTATTAGGAGGTTGGATTGTTTTTGTTGTTTCCTTACTCTCCTTGAGCCGGGGAAAGCCTCTCTGCTTTTTTTGGGCAGAGGATTTTAGCTCGATGTTTTGTGTCCGTGTTTTTGTGTCGCCTTACGGGTGGCGCGAGTGATGTGTTTGGTCACATGCTTCTGAAGTCAAACAAAAAAATCTCCCACACCCTGCAATTACGCAAAGTGTGGGAGATTTGAATCCTTTGTGTAATTCTGTGTTTATGCAAGACCCGTAGCTTCAAGGAAGCTGGCTTCGCCTGATGCCTTCTGGAATCCGGTCTGCCCGGTGGAGGAACGCGGCATTGCGGATCCATAGCCAGAGATCTCCTCGCGCAGCTTCACGATCTCCTGCCGAAGGGCGACGATTGTCTTCCTCACCTTTGGCAGGCTTGTGGATGCAATCACTGCGAACGCCTTGTCTTCCGGGGAGAGGTCGTCGAACGACGTTTCGCTTGCCTCGCTTTTCAGTTCCTCAATGAACTTCTCCGGGGACTGGTCCTTGGTGACAAAGTCTGCGGCAACCTTCTTGATCTTCTCGAGATTTGCTTCAATCGCACGCATCTCCTGGGCTTTTGCCTCGGCCTTGGATTGCTGGCTCATCACCTGCTCGCGCTCCATGATCTCCTTCATCGCAGCCTGCGCGTTCGCCTGAAGTTCCCCGGCACGCTTGAATACGCTCAGGCACTTCTTGTTGAGGGCGAATGTCTCGTAGCGCGAGGACTGGGACATGAACTCGGTGAGTTCCTCCAGCATCCTTTCTCGGGAAGAAGGGTCCGGTTCATTGAACGCGGCGAGGAGTTTGTCGGCATCAATGTCGTGCTTCTTGGCAATCTCGGTCACCTCGTCTTCAATCTGGAGCAGAGGATCAGTGACTTCGGCGCGGTACGCGGATGTCTTCTCGATCCGCCAGGTTGCCGCCTCCTTTTCCAGTTCTTCGTACTTCTGTTTGTATTCTTGCGCTTCCTTGCGGAGAGGATCTGCGTCCTGGAGCTTTGACTTCTCGGCAAGCTGGGCTTTTACCTGGGCGAGTTCCTTTTCGAGAGCCTTCTTTTCGGCTCGGATCTCACCCCACTTGGCAACGGCTTTTGGATTATCCTTGATGTTCTCAGGAATCTCCTCGGCTTCTTCGGTTGCTTCAGTCTTCTGCTGATCCTGCTCCTGATCCGAAGCGTCATCCAGAAGGGCATCAACGCCTTTCTTGGCTGGCTTGGATTCCGTCTGCTGGGTTTCTGCGGATGGCGTCTCCTTCGGTGTTTCTTGCGGAGCCTCTTCCTGCTGTTGTGGAGCCGGGATACTGATTGCTCCAGGCGACTGGCTCATGGAGTCAATGACTCCGTTCATCACGGAAAGAAAGCTGCCTTCCGATGATCCTGCTGTTGCTGATGGTGTTTCTGACATGGTGGTTGTGGTTCTGGGAAATGATCAGGACTCCGTGGAGTCAGTGTCCTCTGGCTTGTAGTGATCCCATCCATCCGGGAGTTCACTGACGGTCGCCTGCGGGTAATGCGCTTCGGAAAGACTCTTCAGGGTTTCCTGAACGGCTTGGAGTTTGAAAAGTTTCCTTGCTGCCATAGCGTCGTGTTCTGCAATCGGAGATGATTGTGCCGCCCTGACTGTAGCCTCAAGATATACGAGTTCACATATTTTAGAATACGATTCGCTCTGGACGACAGTTTCCCACTCGGCCCGGAGCGCGGCGTTGCTTTTGAACTCATCTTTGATCTTGTTGATTCTGTTCTGGATATTCATTGAAGACGTTGCTGTGTTTGAGCGAGGATTCCGGCAGCGGTCTTGGCATCAGTGAGAGCCGCTTGCTGCTGTGCCTTCGCCATTTCGATCTGTCTCTTTGCTGCGGCATCTTCAAGCATGATCTGACGTTTCACTGCCGACTCCTCCTGTTTCATCTGGAGTTTCGTCTGGAACTCAATGAGCTTCCTCCTCATGTCGTCATCAACGGTGTCCTGTTGCTGCTGGGGCTGACCTTCTTCGCCTTCCATTGCCTGCTGTTCACCATCACGCTGCATCTTCATGAGCTTCTTCTGCCCATTCCAGATGATCTCCCCAGCCTGCTGCAAAGCCTGCCTGTATGATGCGACACGTTCCTGGATCATGATGTCCGGAGCAATCTGCTCCAGATGCATGTTGCAGTGTTCGTAGATGATCTGCGTAATCGGAAGAGCCTGCATCAGATCCATCTGCCCCTGTTCGACGGCTTGCAGGATCGTCGCCATGTACGGCAGGTGGGTGTCCAGGTGAACGACGTGCTTCTCGTTCATCTCGACGTTGATCTGGTTGCCGTCCTTCATGGATGCATTCTCCAGTTCTGCAATCTTCTTATCCATCGGCGGGCGGACATCTCCCGGCATCCTCGGGATGTAGCGGTCTGCCAGTTCGTATGACTTGAGCGCAGCAGCGGTTCTGTCACGCATGAGATTATGGCGACCCACTTCGTCGTATGCGCCAGAGACCTCTGTCAGTTCCAGCAGCATTGCCGTCCGCTGGGCGAACGAACCGGAGCCGACTGCCTTCTCGCATGTGACCATGTCGAAGTCGATGTACTTCAGTGCCTCCAATGGGAATCCACGCATCTCAAGGCGTCTGCGGAAATCCTGTGCTTCCCTTCCTCCCGGTGCGGCATCCGAGTAGTTCTCGCGGCAGATCCGCCGGACAGCTTCCTTGAGGTGCCGTCCCCATGCCGGGTAGAACAGATTGAGTTGCGATGCGCCAACCCGGCTCAGGCTTTCGATTTCGGCCTGCACCTGGAACCTTGTCTTCTCTGCCTGCTGACCAAACGGAGAGGTTCCCTGGAACTGCCCAGCCCTTTGATTGATCGTCCTCTCCATGTCGGCAAGGATCGGAGTGACGTTGTTCCCGATGTTGGGTGACTGCTGCTGGACAAACGTCGCAACATCTGCTGCTGGCAGCATTGTGTACGGTCCGAGCGTGGTGTACGTCATCCTGTCGTATGCCGTCTCGGAGAGAGGCTGGATCATGATTCCAGCGGAAATGGCGGCAGAGTCCACCATCTTCGACCGGAGCCTGTTGGAGACCTGGACCTGCGGGAAGATCTTGCGGAGGATCCCGGAAATTGAGTGGTAGGTGCCGTTGGTGCCGATACCGTAGCAGAAGAAGTTGAACGCGGATCGGACTTCCTTGTATTCGTGCCGTCTTTCAAATAGCCACGGATCTCCTTTGCCGTCGTCCACCAGAGCATTGTCGGAGACGAGGTACATCGAGATGGTGCCGTCGAATTCCTGCACCCAGAGGTGAATGATCTCAACGGTTTGAGTTTTGCCGGATGCTCCGGTTCCGAGATCGTTGTTTTTGAACTGAGCCTGAAGGCGTTCCCACTGAGTGTCGCTCCATCCGTTTCCTGTGGCGTACACGCTATCCGCACGCATCATCGCCTGCTTCACGGCAGGCACGTTCCATCCCAGCTTTGTTGCCTTCTCCTCGTCCCGGATCTTGGCGTAGAGTTCGTGCAGTTCGTATCTGCGCCTGCACCCGGCAATCGTGATCCTTTCTTCGGAGGCGAGAGTCTGCCGTGGAATGCAGAAGTCGGAGAGACCTGATGTCTTCCACCTCCAGTCGATGGCATCTTCCCAGTATGTGATGCCGACACCGAAACAGAGCCAGTGATGGATCAGGTTGAGGTAGTTGAAATCAAATCCTTCCCATCGGCGGAATGCTTTGGAGACTTCATCAGAGAGGATTTCCTCCATCTCCCGGCGTGTTTCCTGATCTTCAAAGAATTGAGGTTGCAGTGGAATCTTGACCAGTCTTTCCACCGAGTTGATCAGGTCGATCATCCCTGCTTTTGTAAACTCTACGATATTCTCAGCGTCACCCCAGTTGAGGTTTGTGAGCGATCCCTGACCGGAAGCAATAAGTGCAGCCTGGTCCCATGGCGGTTGACCATCCAGCATTGCCTGCTGCCTGACTCGCTGCTCCGCAGATGCCCGGTCTGCATTGAGCATGGAACGGAACAGTTCACGTCCGGTTGATGCATCTTTGATGCGTTGTTCCGGTGCGGACTTTTCATCCGGCTCAATATTTTCGAGCAGCAGATCTGCGATGGACGAGGTCATTTGGATTGTGGTCGTAACATCAGTGTTGATGTAAGTCAATGACCTGTTCAGAAGGATGGTTGCCAGTCATATCCGCCACCGGAAAGAGTATTGATATCAAATCTCTTTATTTTCTGTAGGTAATCTGATTTAGATAGAACTTGTTCTCCGCGCTCCTCTGAGACCCAGTGATGCTTGGTTCTACAAAGTTCGATGGCAAGCATAAGAGCATCACTGATGTCAGGCGATCTTCCAGTTCTTGCCTTCATCTTCTTCTTTGGCTCAACCAGAATCCGCTCGCCATCTCCGCCTTTGACGATCTCGTAGCGTCTGGCTTTCATCTCACCAACAAGTTCAATGCATGTATTGAACCCGGCAAACTGCCCTCCTCGCATAAACTCAACGCCAACTCCCCAGAGTTCCGAGACCCGATTGACGTACTTCTTCCAGGACGGAATCCGCTCGTTTGCCGAGACTTGCTTGTCCGATGCCTTTCCTCCGAAGTTCACACGCAGGAGATCTCTTGAGAGCTTCTGAGTGAATCGGTCCACTGCCGAGATACCACCACCGGAGTTGTCGATTGCGACATTGTCGTAGGTCACGCCTTCCCGGTCCAGGATGCGCTTCACCTCATCGACGATCTGTTCAGTTCTCGGGTTGACCTTGTCCTGGGCATTCTCCTTGATTGAATAGTACCTTTCAAACTTCAGGCACTTCTTGCCTTCCTTGTTCTCACCGAAGAGGCAGACGGCAAGGATCGTGCGGTCACCGGATGACGTGAACGACAAGTCGATCCCAACAACCTTCTTCGGCGGATTCTTCCACTCAACGTCGTCAGCCATGTAAGCATTGAAGTCCGTCGTGGTGTAGATGTTGTTCTCGGATCCCTGAAGCGGAATGAATCCACGGTAGAATCGGTAGAACGCCGAGGAGTTGTCCCCAAGCTGCTTTCGCTTCGCCTCGATTTTCTCGTAGGTGAGCATGTACTTGTAGATGCACTCCTGCTCAAGGTAGTTCGGGGACTGAAGAACATCGAACCTGATCGCCTTGCCGTAGTCCGTCTCCCATTCGTAGCAGGTTTCGTCGATGGTACTCCAGCCCGCTTTCGGTTTGAACATGATTCCGAATGGATCCTCGGGATCCTTTGGATTGCTCATGGCAATCATCTGGAATCTCGGGTTGGAGATCAGGTTGTCCGTTGCCGCAATGACGGCTGGCGAGAGTTCGCACAATTCGTCCGCAATCAGAATGACCGTGCTGTTCTTGAGACCAACCAGTTTCGCCACGGCAGATGCTTCCTGCTTCTGCTCTGCTGCCACCAGGTTGATGGAGGATGCGTCAGATGCGACCGTTCCATCCGGTGGCTGGTAGTGGATCATGTTCACTGACGGCTTGATCCGGCCCAGCTTCTTGTACTTCTCCGGGAGTGAATTCCAGAGTTGAATGACACCTTTCCAGATCCGCTTCTTTGCGGCTGAGATTGATGTTGATGTCACCAGTACCAGTGTTCCTTCCGGGTCTGCGAGGAATGACACGATGCCGTAGAGTGCGCCACCCCA